CAGCGGGTGAACTGGCGTTCGGGTTAAATGAACTCTCAGCCTCGACCAGCCGCATGAACAGGTCAGGGTCAACGCCTTCTTCAACGGCGATCTGCTGGGCAAGGCTGCGATAGTCCATTTACTCATCTTCCTCATAAGCTACACAGACCCTCAAGTTGTGGCACACGAATGAGAATTTTTCGCAATAGCCTCGGCCACCGCCATCCATGTCGAACTTGTCCAGCGGGATGCTTTCCATCTTGGCTTGCATCATTGGGTCATTTTGGAAAAAATCGCAATTCGCGCAGAGACGGCGGCGGGCTTCTTTCTCGCTCATGTCCCAAGCATTCCCGACATCTTTCCAGAATGCGGCATTGGCTGACGGTTCGACCGATGCTTTCTCTGGGCCAAGACGCCACTCATCAATCACCAGTTTGCGGTTCTTGCGGTTCTCGGCTGTCGAAACAATCTTCTGCTTCGGCAAACCAAATTCAATCATCATGTCTTCCATTACGAAATTTCCCTGCCTGAAGCGCGAATGTTGATAGATGTGCCAGTGCTGGCGATTGTGGAAATAAACCCTCCGGGCGCAATCACCTGCCCGACCAGTTCGGGGAAGGTGTATGTCTCGGACGCCTGAAGCGTCTTAGTCTTGACGATCAGGTTGTCATTGCCCGCAGATCCCGCAGATGCCACAAGGTTGACGCTGATTGTTCGCGCCACCGTGTCGTAGTTTGTGGCAGTGAATTTGTCGATAATCGCACTAACACCGCTTGCGGTGTATTGAGCGGTTTGAGATGATTCGGCTGTCTTAGCCGCAATCAAAACAGTTGTGCTAACAGCCATTGTCAGACCTCCAAGGCGCTTATGTTATCTGTCACAGTCAAGATGACTGACGGGATAGATGGATGGATAGCTGATGCGACTTCAGCCAATAATTGAACAGATGTGTCGTCAACTTCCCACATCAATTCGATATAGTCACCTGCATTTAGCTGGATGATATAGTTCCATGCTGCAAGAGTTTCGGCATTGTTCCCTTGGATGCGAATTTGCCCAGTGCTATCTGAAACATTCACGCCATTTTTGCGCAGCCAAACCCACACTAGACCCACACCGCCAGCGGACTTGTCTAGTTGGGAAGAAAACTGAATGTTATACACATTTGGGCGATCAACATAAACCCGAGATGTAGGTATGCCAATATATACACCATTTGATAGGTCTGTGGTATTAAACGTCATGGCGTAAGCGGTGTTGATTGCAGCCGCTGTTTGCGTTGTTGTGTCATAGAAAGACCCATAACGCGGCGAGCGGTATTCTTTAGGTGGCGGGGTTTGCTGCAATGCAAAAATCTGCTGTTGCAAGCTATTGATCTGTTCCTGAGACGCAGGCATTGGAGCAGTGGCGACTAGATCGGCCAGACGCTTGGCAGCAATAGCCCCAGATAACGCAACATCGGCCTTATTATCAGCAGCCCCAGTGGCGTAGCTGTTATCAACGATCAACTGCGTCAGTGTAGCAACATCGGCGGGTGTCAGATCACCTGCAACAATGAATAGACGCTCAAGCGCCTTAATCATTGCCGGATCATTCTTGGCAAGTGCTGCGATCTGGTTGCGCGTTGGAACTGTTGGATCAGCCATTAGAATGCCAGCGGTTCAACCCGCGCCTCCAGTGCTGCAATGGCTAAGTGCGCGTCAGAGGTGCCACGGAAACGCTGCATCCGCATATTCCGCATGTTCCCCTGCTGGAACCAGACTAGGCGCTTGTTACGCTGTCCTATGGTCCCTGCGCTAATGCCCTTCTCGACACTCCAAGTGATGCCATCAACCGAATACTGCGTCCAGATCGTGGGGTCGACACCGAATGCCGTTGAGCCTGTTAGACTGACCAATTCCATGTCGTGGAACAAGGCGCCGTTGCCCGCGTTGTAGACGATCAGCGTGCCAAACTCCCAGCCGATGGTCTCGCCCCAGTGGGTGCTGATATTGTCGACAAGATAGCCAAATTGGGTAGTTGTGGGATGCGCCACGTTCCATCGATCATAGCACCACACGCACTCGGTGGCGTTCCAGATGTCTTCATCCACGAGCGTTGACGAAAGCATGAACCAGACGGGCATAGACAGCGCGGCGGAAGCAGCGCCATCAAACACAAACGTGTGACGTGGCAGGTGAACAATCAGGTGCTGGTGCGCCCGGTCAATCTTTTCCTCAATGAAGGATATACTCAACTCTGCTTCGGTATATCCCTGCAAAACTTCTTCAATCTCACGGGTGGAAATCTTTTGCGCGTTGCCATTGGCCCCAAGATAGATTGCTGGTGCCTCATTCCGACCACCACCAATAAACGCAATGGCATCCATAAAGACACAGCAGGCAAAGGTTCCAACCGTGCCTTTTTGGATCTGCGCACCGCTCACCCGCTGGAACGGAAAGCCCGCCGTGCCTACGTTGTCGAACACCTCGATGGTGTATCGGTTCAGTGCGTAGATTTCATTTCGTAGTTTCCAGATGGCTTTGATCGGGTCTGGGTCAACTTCAGAAGAGCCATATTTCAGCGGGTTCACCGAAAACGGATTATTCAATTCTGTGATGACAAGAAATTCGCCATCTGTAGTCATGTAGTAACCATCAACCCAAACCACATCAAGAGCCACGCCAAGATCGGGGTCTGTCACCTGCGTCAGTGTGGTGCCGTCATAAAGATACAGCCGACCGCCCGATGTTACAGCCAGATAGGTAAAACCGTAGTCGAACGTGACACGGCCACCTACTCCAACATCGCCAATCACGGTCACAACATTGGCCGATGAAATAGAGACGAGTTCGGTCCCCATCACGCGGTAAAGCGTGCCGTTCCAGTTAATGGCCCCACGACTGATGCCGGGGCCAGTGCCTAGCTCAACAATCCCTTCGCCGGGCCGCAGATAGCCTTTCGAAATCCCCTGTTCCTTTGGCACTGGAACCATGTTTTTCGGATATGATGTCCGAAAGTTTGGTGAGCCATCAGCATAGATGCCAGATAGGATTGGGACTTGCATATCAGACCCGATACCAAGCAGCCGTCACTGCATCGTAGCGCATGGTGAAGAATGCGTTTTGCGCCAGAGTGGTCGGCGCACCCGTAACTGTTGCCCCATTCCCACTGACAGTCAAAGCCGTGATGGCCTGCGTTGTGTTGATGCTGACCTCGGCCTTATCGGTCGGGCTTACGGGTAGCACAATCGTGCCAGCAGCGAATGGCCCCGTGGGCGTCAGCAGAAGCCATGTATTGACCAGAGAGATGGTCACAGAGAAGGCAGTTGCGCTCGGTGCGGCATACTGGGTCGTTAGACTGCCGGGCTGCACCAGCGCCGTCTGTAGGTAGTCTGTGAGCAAGGTCAGAGATGCCTTGCGGCTGTCCCCATTGTCAGTGGCCCAGACAACGATCAGATCGCCGCCCTGAAGTGTTGAGGTAGACGAAAGCTGATTGATGTTAGCCATGATTTACTCCAGATCAAGAATGCTATCAGAGCCGACCGTAAGCGGATCGGTGGGCTGACGCAAATATGGGTTATTGTAGTAGCGCCAGCCCTTGTTGCCAGCACCCGATGGAACGGTTTGGTTGCCAATCTGCATCTCAATCGGAAGCGCCGATTTGCCAAGCAGTTGGCTGTAGGCGAATTTCGCGGCCAGTTTTGTGTCCGGGCTGACGGTCTTGCCATACCCACTTGAGATCCGAATAGACAAATTCAAATACATGGCTTCCAGCGCCATGTCGGTCACACCCGTCACTTCGTCCAGATCACTACCACCCGGAGACGACGGCAGTGGATAGCCAACGCGAATGCCCTTGCCGTTCCATGTGGCCATCATCATGTCCAACTGGCGAAGCGCGTTGTCGAGCTGCTGCGGTTGCAGATCGAACACATAATCGGCCATGCCAATTTCGCCAAACGCTTGGTTGACGATATCGCGCTTCGTGTATGCCATGTTATTCCTCGACCTTTGGCTTGCGGCCACGCTTAGGCTTTTCGCTGGCTTCAGTTGTGGTCAACGCCCAGCCCTCGGCCACACGCGCGTCAACATCAGCTTCTTCAGCGATGATATAATCGAAATCACCGCCATGAAACTTGTGCGGCCCCGGCGATTTGTAGAGCATTACAGTCATGCCATTTTCCGCTTCGGTGCTTTGGATGGTTTGCCCGCTTTCTTTGCGGCCTTTTCAGCAGTGCTGAGAGCAATAGCCAACGCCTGTTTGGCAGGTTTGCCATGCTTCATTTCCAACTTGATGTTGGCACCGATAGTCTTGCTGCTGTAACCTTTTTTGATCGGCATGTCAGTCCCCTGTTGAAAGTAGGGAAGGAGCCGAAGCCCCTTCCCCGTTGTTGTTAGGTCTGCGAGAACAACTGAATGCCAGCCATCTCAGGCTGCAACATCACCACACCAAACAAAGTATCCCAACGATACTTGGTTTTCTGGGTGTTAATGTCGAACTGCTTCTGCATCACCAGTTCAACGCCCTGATCGGTCGTTGCGCGCATGATGTCAGCACCAGCATCAGTCGGGATTGCCAACGATGCGGGCAGCAGTTCAATGGCTTCTTTGTGCCAGAAGCAGTTCACAGCCGCCGAAACGGTGTTCAGGAAAGTGATAGCTGCGCCGTTAGCAGGCGTTGCGGTCACGTTCTTATACTGCTTTTCAGCATCGGTCGCACCACCAGCCGAGATGATCGGCGGGCTGATCGTAACCACGCCCGAACCACCCGAACCAGAAACGATAGCGGTAATGCGGAAGGTCTTCAGCACGCCCGTGTCGTTCTTGGTGATGTGGTGAACAGCGTTGACGCCAGCGATAGTGAACGCATCGCCAACCTTCACCGTGCCGCCGCCAACAGCGATGGTCAGGTTCTGGTAACGGTTGTCCACGTTCGCAACTTCACCCGTGCCAGCCGTCGAAGTGGCTTTGGGGGTGTAGTATTGGTTGGCGCCGTTAACCGTCACAGTGGTGCCAGCAGCCGCCGTCAGGCGGTTTGCATAGTCCATCTTGTAGGTCTGGAAGCCAGCCACTTCGCCAACGTAGGCGCGGCGGTAAGCCTCGGTTGGGATTTGGATCATGGTTTGACGTGCGGCCAAGTCAGCAGCCATGCCGTTGTAGTCGCGGCTGGACAGCGCATAGTTGCGGTCGCTCATCATCACGCCCTGCTCGTTCATCAGAGCATCAACCTCTGCAATATCGGTGAAGCCCGATGCAGCGGTGGTGCGCTTGGAAACGATAGTGCCTTGGTTAGAAGCCACAGTCAGAACGGCCACGTTGATGTCAGAAGCCAGCTTCTGAGCAGCAGCCTGACCCAGACGGTTTTCTTGCAGAGCATCGCGCAGTTCTTTTGCGGTCAGCAGCGCCGTCGAGTGCTTCTGGTAGCCAATGGTCGAAGGCACAGCAAGCTGGGTCGAGTCTTTGAAGTTGGACGTAGCGTCCGAACCATCAAACGACTGGGCAATGTAGGGTTCGGGGCGCCAGATGGTGTCCGACGAACGCTCCATCTGTTGGCCGTTGGTGTTATACTTCATCACAAGCGACGACAAAACGAGTGCATCGTTAAAGCCGGAGAGGATGTCTTCGAACGCTACGCGCTCTTCTTTAGAAAACGAGTTTGCCATTTGGCATGTCCTTTATGGGTTTATGCCGATTGCTTCTGCTTCTTATACTGGGTCACTTTCGTGTAGTTTCCAGTGCGTTCAGCTTCTGCTCTCAGCCGTTCTAGGGTGCTGTCCACCGAACCAGAAGGACGGCCTGTGCCGCTGATCTTCTTTTCCGGCGTGGATGACGCCTTGCGATTTGTGACTTTCAAATTGGTCTCCAACTTGGCCACCGCAAAGGCGAACTTTACGGGATCGGTGATTGAGGCAAGTTCCTTCGCTTTCTTTGGGTTCTTGCCCAGAGCATAAACGAGCAACGCGGGGTTTTCCGCACCTTGCACGATCATCCCCTGCTGCATGACGCTTAGGGTGTCCTGAACGACTTCTTCTGCGAAGTCATAGTCCCTGACCTTCAAATCAGCTTTCGCCGAATGATACCCTTCCAGCTTCTTTTCCCATCCCTTTTGAACAGCTTCCTGTTCAGCCCGGACGGATAGTTGCCTATCGTCATGCTGGCGCTTCTTTTCATACCACGCCGCAAGTGCCGTCTCATATCGCTCGGTGTCGTAGTCGACCGAATCTAGCGTAGGCTTCTGGCCTAGTGGCTGTTGCGCGGGTTGTGTCCGCTGCTCCAGCTGCTGCACCTTCTGCTCAAGTTCCTTCGCTCGACGCTTTTCCTCACGATACTGCTTGCGAAGATCACGCACCCAGCCGGGGGCGCTAACTTCCTTTTCGTCTTCGGGGTCAGGCGATTCCCCATTTATGCTGACAACAACATCGTCTTCTTCGGTCTCGGCCTCAGTGTCGATTTCTTCCTCTTCAGGTTCTTCGACTTCCGGCTCCTCAACTTCATCTAGATCGTCGTCAAATTCTGCCTTATCTTCGTCCATTCGATCCTCATACAATTCTCACCCATTAGAATGTGCGGCTGGGCGGTTGCCGCATTCCGGGCGATACCACTTCTTGAAGTGCCTTCGCCGTGTTCACTACGTTTTCGCGCTCTTTTTGCTGGATGCCAGCAAGCGTTTCAACGGTCTTGGCTTTGGTCTCTTCAGCCCGTGCCAAGGTGTATGCTGTGTTGGCCTGCGCCTGACCTGCTTTGGCCTGCGCTTCCATTGCCGCTGCTTGCAGATACTGCGCCTGCGGATCTGGTTGTTGCTGCGACTGCGCCTGTTGCAGTTCCTCCAGCAACGCCTGTTGTTCCTCTGGGGTGGGTTTAACCACACCCATCTTGATCAGGCGGTTACGGAAGAAGTCACGCACATCGGCGATGCCTTCGCCTTCCATGTTCAGCATCGCCATCGAGCCAAGCACCTGCTGCGTCTCTGGATCGGTTGCCAGTTGCATCATGCCCATCAGCGACCGAACAGTGGCAGCGCGTTTTGATTCGGACGATGGCCCAACCTCAACCGAAACGTCAAACTTGGCTTTGCTCAGGTCGTTTTCGTATTCAACTGCGCCCGTCTCTTGGTTCAGCACAGGCTTGGCAAGTTCGACTGTGGACATCTGGCCCTGAGAGCCAACACCCTTTAGCTTGCGGCCCGATTCAACCATCACATCGCGGGCCATCGAGAGCCAGATTTCGCCACAGCGCTTGATGGATTTGGCCATGTTCGACATGTAGATATAGGTCTGCATGTCGATCTTGCTTTGGATTAACTCCACGGCCTTGCCTGAGATGTTTGACACCATCTGTTCGCCGTTCTGCTGGTTGCCCAACAGGTCGCTGATGTCTTGCTCGGTGATGTTCAACAGGCCAGCCAGTGCGGGAGGTATCTGCGGGGGCTTGGTATATGCCACAGGCCCAGCCAGTGCCTCATTGCCGTTGGCATCTGTCATGGTGTTGATCAGCAGATACGGATAGTTCTTCAGGTTGTCCTCGGCCCACATCATCTCATAGCCAGCGACTTGCTCGGCTGCAAAGATCGGCTTTTCGGTTGTGGACAAAGCAGAGATTTCGCCCAGCTTGGACAACTGCATGTTCTTGAGCCGCTGCGCATCCTTGGCCATTCGAACGTGGCCCATGCAACGCTCGATGTTGTCGATATACCAGCGCTTGCCATAGACAGGCACAATCGGGATTTCAGACCCGGCGATATAGCCGCTGTCTTCCAGAATGCTGTTGCCGCTCATGATATACTTATGCACCCGGCGGCGCTTCACGCGCTTCTGGCGCACCTCGACCTGACCCGTGGCCGTCAGCATGTTCTCAAGTTCTGGATCGTCAGCGAAGTCTTTCTCGCTATAGCGGGTCTCTTCACCATCAATGGATCGGAACGTGCGGATCAGTTCCGATGCTTCTTCAACGCGGTAAACCTCGGCCACGAACACCATGTCAGGCGTTGACCAATCAAATTCGTTCTGGTGGATTTCGTGCGGCCATGTGTCGGGGTCATCATTCCAAGCGGCCTTATACGAATCGCGGGTCATTGCCGTCAGCACATAGCACAGCCGGGCATCGCTCTTGTCTTGGCGCTTGGCGTCCATGTCAAAGAAGACAGTTGTGTCGGCGTCATAGATCGGCTCAATGCGAATGCGCTGGTTGTCATTCTCGGAATCATATTCGTCTTCGTATTCGGTGCGCAGACGGAATGCACCAAAGCCACCGACAACGGCCTCTTCAAAAGCGTTGTCATAGGCTTCGTCGGCGCCGCTGTCCTGCTCATCTGCACGGAATAGCATGTCGCAGGTGTCGGCCAGCTTATCGTCTGACGTGCCATCCTTGCTAACGAAGTCCACAGTGATGCGGTTGTTGCGGTATTCGTTGATGATCCGCATCACCGACAGGTGGATCTTGTTGACCTCAAAGCGCGGCTTGTTATTGAACTGCTCGGCGAGGTTGCCTTCCCATTGCGCCCCGGCGATGGAATAAAAGCGGCGATCTTCAAGGCATTGCAGACGGCCTTCACGCATGGCGCTTTGAATGTCATCGAACTCTTGCAGCGCATCCTCATGCACTGTTGCAAGCCGTTCGCTTCTGGTCATTCTTGCCACGGCAGTTCCTCGCAATTCATTCCGCGCCATTATAGGCGCTTTTGGTGGATAAAACAATCACCTTGCCATCGGCATCATTGTTACCACTGGCCGGGCCTTTGGCTTCTGCTGGACGTTAGCCCGCCGCGCACCTTCCAGTGCATAGCGAACCGCGTCGATCACATGGTTGTCGCGGTCATCCAGCACTGGCAAAACCTTGCCCGTCATCTGATCGGTCTTATAACTGTAGAGGGTCAGTTCGTCGATTGTGTGCTTGCAGCGCGGATGCACAACGATGTCAAACGACTTTAGCCATTCAATCCCATCTTCCACAGACTTTGCGCCCTTGACGGCTGATTGTATCTTGGGAAAGCCATTGCGGCGCATGTGACTGACAGTCTCAGGTCGCGCACTGTCTGCCACCATAGGCCATTTCTCTGCCTCTGGGATGGACATGAACAGCGAAGGCGTGTCCACAATCTCACAGCCCACCTGATAGGCCTCATAGTCGATATATAGCTTGCGGCCTATGATATGGCAGCGCACGCACACTGTCGGATCGGTCGCAAAGCCCCAGTCTGCACCAAGGCGATGGATGGCATCAGGTGGCGCGTCGAAGTCCTCGATCACCCAGTTCTTGAACACCCGCGTTTCGCTGTTGCGAACATACTGCCCCTTCCAGACGTGCAAATACTTGTCTGGATCGCGCCGCAGATCATATTCCATCTCGTCGCGCAGAACGTCAGGAAACCACGGGTTGTCAGAATAGTTGACCTCGACCACGATGCTGTCGGTCGGCGCGTTGTTCCCACGCAGCAGCGTCTCAACTGGATCGTCTTCATAACGTGGGTTCCAACTGAACAGCAGCTGTGAGCCGGGCTTGCGGATTGTTGGGCGCAGCAGGTCTAGAGAGAACTGGCTGACCGACTGCGCTTCTTCCACCCAAGCAATGTCAAACCCTTCGAGCGACTTGATGCTGTCGGCTGTGTGGTTCTGCATCCCCTGAAAGATTATGACGCCACCATGCGGGCATTTGATCTCAGCCTGCTGCACCTCAAACATATGCCCAACGCCGAGTTCCTGTATCTTGTTCTCAATCAGCTTCTTGACGGATTGCTTGAGAGACTTCTGCACCTCACGAACACAGACCACATCGGTGCGCTTCATCACGCAGCGCTCAACGATCCATTCAGCAAAGAATGTTGACTTGCCCGAACCACGCCCACCGAATGCGCCGATGTAGCGGGCGTGTTCTTTCTTGAGGATTGGAACAGCCCAGCGTGGGGTGTTGATGTTTAGGTTCATTTCACGGTGTCACGCAACGTCTGCAATCCTAAGATTTGCTCTGCTGTGATGCCTCGGTTTTTGAGTTGTTGAGGCGTAAGTCCCAGTATTCCTTTTGCAGCCTCTCCTGTCCCAGCGGCGAGACGAAGTTCGTCACTAGTTCCAACTCCCCCAGCAACTCCTCGTCCGACACTGGCCGATTCTCCCGAAATAGGTCGCTCACTCCCGCGTCCAATAGATCCTCTTGCCTCTGGGATAAGTCCTTCAGGTTCGGCCCGATGACTCGGCGCACCTGCTCCACGAATGCCTGCCGCCGTTGCTGCTCTGTCTGCATTATTACCACTCCACCGCATGACGATGACGGGCGGCATGCCCATGCTTTCGTCCCATCCATCCGTTTTCCAAGCATCAAGTAGGTCTTTATATGCCTGTTCTCCATGCTCAGATATATACATTTCCTTATCAAAAGGAACCCGTCCTGCTTCCTCAAAACCAAACTTTTTGTAGTATGTTGGCAAGAATCCATTAGGAAACTTCTTTGACGGCACCGCAAACGCGTC